TGTAGTGTTATTCTTCATTATAACGGCAGGACAGAAGTCAATGGTGTAGTAATTAACGATGCAACGGATAAACCTGAATCAGGTGCTTATAAGGATGACTATATAAGTGTTTGGCAAAATACTATTAAAGCTACTGATACTCTTGTGCGAATCCCATGTTATTTGTCAATCACACATGAAGTCATTTCTTCTGACTATGCCGTGCCCGGAACTCAAATGTATATAGCCCCAAATATGGTGTGGAATACAGCAGAAGATTTTTTTAAAACATTTATAAGGCTATTTGGTTTAATGGTCGAAGTTGATGAAGTTAAAAAAGTTGTAAAATTAAACACTTTGTCCCAAGTGTATCAAAATAGATATTTGGCTATCGATTGGAGCGAAAAACTGGACATCTCGCAAACGATTGAAGAAAAATACAGCCCTGACGAAACGTATGCTAAAAAGAACAAGTTTAGCTTTACAAAAAATGAAAAGATAGATAAAATAGATGAGGCCTACGCTACTATTGATAACGAAACATTATCCCAAGAAAAAACAATGTGCGGAGAAGAGTTGAGCGTAGAAAGTGCCGATGCTAACTCCATAACGTGGTTCAGAAATACAGAAGGGTTAGCTACCGAATGGGAGGACATGACGTTTCCCCAATTTTTTCACTATTCAAGAGTAGATATCCCCCTTAGCAATGATTTTAGTCATTATTCAGTGCAACCCGTGACCGCTTCAGAATGTTTAGGTGTTTCTTACGATTATCTGTTTGGCATTTATTCCGATGAATTTATATTTAAAGATTACCTAAAAATTACAGCTTATTTTAATTTAAACGAAGAAGATATTGCGTCTTTTAAACAGGTAGTACCGGTATTTATCCGGAAGTTTGGAGCTTTTTTCTATGTGAATAAGATTAAAAACTACATGAGCGGGAAAACGACACAAGTTGAGCTTATTCGATTATAATTCCTTACGAAAGTTAGGAGATGTTAAATATTAACGTATTTTGTTTTTTTTTAAATAAAAATATTAACATATTTGTAGATAAATAAAAAGATATATATATATGGTTGAGATAAAATTACACTTACCAATTTCAAGCGAAGATGACAACAGGTGGATGGCTATGTGGGGGGCTAATCAAGACGTCGTATTTTCGTTGGACACTTTCCAAAAAATACTAGCGGATAACCCTGAGGAGAATGATTTTAAGTTTAACATTCATTGCGACGGTGGAAGTGTGAGCGAGGGGCTTGCTATATATGATGCTATCCGCACGAGCGGTAAAAACATTTATTGTAATATAGAGGGGGGATGTCATTCAATGGCTATATGTATACTTCTGGCAGCTCCAAAAGAAAACAGAACGGCAAACAAAAACTGCCGTGCACTCATTCACAAAGTTATGATGCCGGTTGTTCAATATGCAAACGTTGACGAGTTAAAGAGAATGACGGAAGAGCTTGAAAGGGAGCAAACGGCGATTTTAAATATATATGCCGACAGAACAGGCACTGATTTTGAAACGCTTGAAAATTTAATGAAAGAGGAGAAGGTGAGAACAGCAGATGAATTGATGAGTTATGGTTTTATATCTAAAATCAACAATTATAATACAAATTTAAAAAACGATTTATTTATTAACGCAAAAAAAGAAAAGATGAACAAAAAGGAAGTTTTAAAAGCAACAAATGATTTACTCGCAAAGGTAAAAAATTTGTTAACCGGAGAAGCCGTGAATTACGACTTTACCGATGAAGAAGGAAAGGTGTTATTTTCAACCGAAGCAGAAGATGACACATTGGAAATTGGCATGAGCGCACAACCAGATGGTACTTTTGAATTACCTGATGGTCGCACAGTTACAATCGCTGAAGGTGTGATTGCAGAAATTAAAGAAGCTTCTTCAAAAACAGAAGAAGAAGTTGCTAATTTAATCGCTACTAATGCAAAATTAACAGCTTCACTTAATGAAGCAGTTGCGATGATTGAAGAACTGAAAAAAAATGTAGAATCGAACTACAAACCTGCCGTAAGACAGGTAAACAGAAAGAGTCCTACAGCAAACAGTTACGACGACTTTAAGACAGAAATTAAAAACAAAAGAGCTCAAATGATGGGCAGAAAGGAGCAAAATTAATGGCAGCTATATTAGATTTTTCAAAATTTACTTTCACAGACGAACAAATACGTTCGGTGAAAGAGTTACTCTATGACGAGATAGTAAAAAGTCCAGAACTTGAAGCACTGCATACAGTGTACGAGGGTATTGTGTATGACAAGGAAATTGGTTTTGTTGGAGCCGGTGGACTAGTAGGCGTTGCTAATCAAGGCTGCGATCCTACACCTCAAGCATATAACATCGGAACACGCAAAATTACTTGGGAGCCAAAGGGATGGGAGATATATATCGCAGAATGCTTCAAAGATATAGAAGCTACAGCAGGTGTTTACTCTCTTAAAACAGGTATAGCAATAGAAGATTTTACAGGTTCTGATTATGTAAATCTTGTGTTGGAGGTTTTGGCAAATAGTGTTAAGGACTTTATCATCCGTTTATTGTGGTTTAGCGACACAGAAGCAACAAACACTATCGTAGAAGAATTACCAACAGCAGCAGCCACTGAACAAACAGCAGGGTCACCAATTGTGGGCACTGTTTATGCTGGTGTAACCTCATCAACAGAAGGAGCAGTTAAATGTGCACTAGCAAATAAGACAATTGTCTATTTAGCAGCAACGGCAGCAGAGGGAAATGCAGCAGCAGGTACAATCTACTATAGCAAAGACACAGCGAATAAAATTACTATTTATTCAGGTGGTACCATCACTCCGGGCGTATATGCTGGTTATTTCACAATCTTAAACGGTTTCTTTAAACAAATAGAAACGCAATACACTGCGAATGCAGCTCAAAGAGTAACCATTACAGAAAATGCAGGAGTTAGTTATTCCGCACAAGCACTTGCAAAGGCAAATGTTCAAGGTTATTTAGAATCAATGGTTTATGGAGCTGACATTACTTTGCGTTCAAAGTCTGACTCGTTTATTCTTTGCACACAATCATTCTACGATGGTTATTCAAAATCATTGCAAGGATTATCATTGGATGGATTGTACTCTAATTTATTAAACGGTCAGAAAACATTGACCTTTAACGGCATACCTTTAATTCCACTTCCTATATGGGATAAAATAATATTATCTTACTATAATAATGGAGTTAAATTGGTCAACCCTCACAGAGCCGTATATACACATAAGGACTTTTTAGCCGTAGGATTAGACAGCATCGCATCTTTCTCTGATGCAAATGTTCGTCATGATCCTGACTCCAGACGTGTTAAGATTGAGTTGATGGGCAAAGCTGATGCTAAATTGTTGAACCCAAGAATGTTTGTAGTAGCTATATAATAACAAAATAATTCGTGTGCGGAACTTAAAATTCTGTACACGAATTTTAAAAAAAAGAAAGGACAAAAAAAATGGATTGCGCAAAAATAGCAGCAGGATTAACCGCAGCAGAATGCGGCAAGATGGCAACATCAGGGACAGGCACGAAGGTTGTGCTTATGAATTACGACGACATCGATAAAGCAACAAGCACTGTTTCATCAGGTGTATGCACCTCTTTAGTGTTGGCAGCAGATAAACTTGCTTACTTGTTTGAATCAGTTGACAAGGCAACAACAGGAGAAGCAACCTTTGCAAAAGGCACGTATATTGATTCATACGACCATGCGGTAACATTGCGAATATTTATAAAAAACCAAACAAGCAAAAATTTCATCAATTCACTAACAAACGCACGAGTTGTGGCAATTGTTGAAAATAGAGCTACAGGAGCTGGTGGTAACACAAAGTACGAGATATATGGTTGGGATAGTGGCTTAAAATTAAGCGAGAATGCGTTTACAACTGATTTTGCAGATAACGTAGTATTTACAGCTAAATTGGCAAGCGATGACAATAGCAAAGAGGGTCAATTACCTTTGTCTTATTTTATAACTAGTTTAAGTGAAACGGAGACAGCTTTAGCAGGATTGTATACCGAAACATCATCTCCAGAATCTCCAGAAGGTTAATTATAAACAGATATGATTGAACGATTAAGAAAGTTGCAGGCTACTAAGTCCATTTATGCAAGCATAGATATGTTGATGAAGGAGCTTGCAACTAACTTAACTTTAAAAGAAGAGGTTAAAGAGCTTTCTCTCTTCTTTTTAAATAGAAATGTAGGCGGTTGCAATAATTGTATATGTGACGCATACATTGAGTTAATAAATATTAAAAATATTAAAGATATGAGAACATTAGAATATAAGTTACGGGCAGGCGCATTACTTCGTGATGTTGTAAATAGCGATGCATCACTAACTATGTCGAATTTTAACTTGACAGAAGAAGGGGCATTATATCATTTACGTACAAATCCCGACTGTATAAAATTATTTGATAAATTGCCAGACGATATTGAAAATCGATTATATCCGAAACCTATAGCGACTGCAAAGGTTGCGGAAAATATAGAGGAGGAGGACAAACAGTCTCCAATTGTTAAAAACAGCAAAAAGAAACAAAGGAATTAATATAACATTCCTTAACTCTCTGTGATTATTGGTTTAATCGCAGGGAACAAATACAAACAACATGAAGGCTTCAATTTTATGCGCAGAGAAAAATAGGTTTGAGTTAATCAACAGCAAGTCTCTAAATATTCAACTGTTCGGCACAGACAATGACTATCCGCAAAAAGTCATCGACGTCGTTTTTTCTTCAGTAACAGGCAAAGCTTGTTTTATTAACTACGCAAAATTTATAAACGGAAATGGGTTTGCAGACGAAAAAGCCTATCAACTATTTGTTAATAATTCACAGACGCTCGACGACATTTTACACGATGTATCTCGTGATTTTGCGTTATTTGGAGGCTTTTGCCTACATGTTAACTATAACGCTAATTACAAAAAGACAACAATATCACATGTACCACTTGAAAATGCCAGATTTCAGGCACTTGATGAAGAAGGCAATTTTAACAAAATAGCGTTACATCCGGACTGGGGGCGAAGGAATCTATTATCACGACGTTGGCGGCGTGAGGACATTGACTTTATCGACCTTTATAATCCAGATCCGGAGGTTATTGAACAACAAGTAACAGCCGCTGGAGGTTGGGATAGTTATAAAGGGCAAATTTTCTACTATTCAAATGAAGGGGTTGGGGTATATCCTATCCCTATCTTTGATGAAGTTTTAACAGACATGAACACCGAAGAAGCTATTTCTGATATAACGAACAGAAACGCAACTAGGGGTTTTTTGCCATCTGGTTTTTTTATTGATATTTTAAATAAAGAGACAGACAATGACGAGGGCGAGACAGACGCTGAGAAGGTTATCAAACAGATGCAGGGAAGCCGAAATGCTAACAAAGTTGGCTATATGAGTGTGAATAGCAAGGAGGAGATTCCCGAGTTTTTAAAACTATCTGGAAATTCATACGATAAGGAGTTTACAGTATCGAGGGAAGCAGTAAAAGACGCAATAGGCAGGGCTTTTACACAACCGCCTATCCTTAGATGCGAGAATGTAGGAGCTGGTTTTGGTTCAGAGCTTATGGAGCAGGCATACGACTACTACAACAGCACGACAAGCAATGAGAGGTTAGTTCTTGAACGTGTGTTCTCTGAATTGCTAACCAATTATAAAGATAATACAGATATAAAAACTGAAATACAACCGCTTTCGTTTAAATCAAACTTGTCTTTAGCGGAGAGGTTGGGCGATGCAGGGTTAACGAAGCTTCTTGATATAATTAACTCTAACATGACGTACACACAAAAAAGGTCAATCGTATCAGGTCTTTGGGATATAAGCGAAGATGAAATAAATAGATTAATTCCATTAACAAATGATAGCATCAATTAACGACATAAAAAATATAAGACCAATAGCTGACAATATTCCTAACAGTCGGATTACTGTTTATTTAAAAGAAGCAGAGAACTTGTATGTTATACCGGCTTTGGGTGCATCTCTTTTTAAAAATATTTCAGATAATCAGGATAATTATGTAACTTTGCTTGAAGGTGGCTTTTACGATAATGACAAGCATTATTTTGAAGGCTTACGCAAGTCGATTGCGTATATAGCGTATTCAAAAATGATTCTGAATCAAGATTTTAACGTTACGGCTTTTGGCACAATGTTTAAAAATAGCGAGTATAGCGAGCATTCAAACGAGAAGACATTATTGCGTATAAGTAATGATGCATTAGCTATTGGCTTACGCTACCTTGATGAGTGTTTGGATTATCTAAAACATATAAATGTCTTGCCTTGTTGTTTGAATCAAAAAGATAGAAATAGACGCATAAAAATTATAGGAGAGATTTAAAATGGCGACCGAATATCAAGCAGGCACGAATATAGCTATAATTGGTACACTATCCGAAGTTATTGATAGTGTTGCTACTCAAATAACCGATTTAGAAGGTGTTGAGATAAGTGCATTAATAAGGAATGAGAAGAATAACGTACAACTATTTTTCACAAACAAAGAAGGCTTGCCAGCAGATGGTGCAATTGAGATAAATAACGAATATTATTCGTTTGTTATAAACAACTTGCAGTCGGCTAAATTAGTTGGAGATAATTATATAGAGATAGCTATAATGGTCAACGAGGGCTTAAAAATCGGCAGCACACGCCATTTGTCATATTTCAAGGTAAATGATAACTTGATACATAGAAAATTATAGTATGCTGACTACTAACATACATCTTATTCCTGAAAACGTCATAATGTCATTAATAAATGATAGTGATGTTTTTTCAGCTAGTATCGTTTTGCAAAATAGTCAGTTGATTTTGTCCTTGTTAGACGATAATAAAGCTTTTACTACAACTGTTAACATGTCTGGTTTTGGCAAAGGTCCTTCCGGAGATAAGGGTGATAAGGGTGACAAAGGAGATAAAGGCGATAAGGGTGACAAAGGAGACAAAGGAGATAAAGGCGATAAGGGTGATAAAGGTGATAAGGGTGATAAAGGAGACAAAGGTGATGACGCTAGGGCTATTATTAGTGATAATACCTTAAGTCTAACGGAAGTTTGGAGTAGCAGTAAGACAAATGAAGAGATAAACAAACTGCTGCCACTTATATACGCAGGACTATAATAGAATTAACATATGAGAACACTAATAAAAGGATATACATTTACGGCAGGAACAAGAAGTATTGATTGTTCTAGTTGCAAT